TATTACTTGGGGTGTAAAACCATTCAACAATAAACAAAGCAATGTGACTTATCATCACTGTCCGAGTGAATATGATCTTCTCAATCATTTCATTAACTATTGGATGGTTGATGTTCCTGATGTAGTGACTGGATGGAACATTCAGTTGTATGATATTCCGTATATCTGTAAGCGCCTAAATCGTGTTCTTGGCGAAAAACTGATGAAACGATTCTCTAATTGGGGACTTGTAACTGAAGGAGAAATTTATATCAACGGTCGTAAGCATACAACATTTGATGTTGGTGGACTAACTCAACTTGATTATTTGGATCTTTACAAGAAGTTCACATATAAGGCACAAGAGTCCTATCGTCTCGATTACATTGCTGAAGTAGAACTTGGTTCTAAAAAACTTGATCACTCAGAGTTTGATACATTCAAAGATTTCTATACTCAAGGATGGCAAAAGTTTATTGAATATAACATCGTTGACGTAGAACTTGTTGACCGTTTGGAAGACAAGATGAAGTTGATTGAACTTGCACTTACGATGGCATATGACGCAAAAGTAAATTATGCTGATGTGTTTTATCAGGTTCGGATGTGGGATAATATCATCTACAATTATCTTAAGAAAAGAAACATTGTTATTCCTCCGAGAAGCAAAACTCAAAAGAATGAAAAATATGCAGGTGCGTATGTAAAAGAACCAAAACCAGGAATGTATGATTGGGTTGTCAACTTTGACTTGAATAGTCTATATCCCCACTTGATCATGCAATTCAATGTGAGCCCAGAAACTCTTGTTGATGAAAAACATCCAACAGTAACGGTAGATAAAATTCTAAACAAAGAAATTACATTTGAAATGTATAAGGACTATGCCGTATGTGCAAACGGTGCAATGTTCCGTAAAGATGTTCGTGGATTTCTTCCCGAACTGATGGATAAGATGTATCAAGATCGTGTCATCTTTAAGAAGAAGATGATTGAAGCGAAAAAACAATATGAGAAGACTAAAAATAAAGAACTTGTAAAAGAGATTGCCCGCTGCAATAATATTCAGATGGCAAAGAAGATTTCTCTAAACTCTGCTTATGGTGCGATTGGTAATCAGTATTTCCGTTATTACAAACTCGAAAATGCTGAAGCAATTACATTAAGCGGACAGGTTGCAATTCGTTGGATTGAAGGTAAAATGAATAACTATATCAATAAACTTCTTAAGACACAGGACGTTGATTATGTTATTGCTTCAGATACTGATTCCATTTATCTTAATATGGGCCCTTTGGTTGAAACTGTATACAAAGGAAGAGAGAAAACTACTGAAAGCATTGTTTCGTTCCTTGATAAGGTCTGTAAGGTGGAACTTGAAAAATATATTGAAGGTTGCTACCAAGAACTGGCGGATTATGTGAACGCATATGATCAGAAGATGCAAATGAAGCGAGAAAATATTGCTGATCGTGGAATCTGGACTGCTAAGAAGCGTTATATCCTTAACGTTTGGGACAGTGAAGGTGTTCGTTATGAGGAACCTAAACTGAAGATGATGGGTATTGAAGCAGTCAAATCTTCAACACCCGCTCCTTGTCGAAAGATGATTAAGGATGCTCTTAAGTTAATGATGAGTGGAACTGAAGATGAAGTAATTGAGTTTATTGATAAATGTCGCACAGAATTTAAAAAACTTCCACCAGAACAAATATCATTTCCTCGTTCCGCATCTGATGTTCAAAAGTATTCATCCTCTTCAAACATCTATGCACCCAAAACTCCTATTCAAGTTAGGGGAGCACTTCTATTCAATCATTACATTAAACAAAACAAACTTACTCATAAGTATTCTCTAATTCAAAATGGTGAAAAAGTTAAGTTTGTTTATTTGAAAAAACCCAATTATATTCATGAAAATGTTATCTCCTTCATTCAGGAGTTTCCAAAGGAACTTAATCTTGACAAATACATAGACTATGACCTACAATTTGAGAAAGCATTTCTAGAACCACTCAAGATTATTCTTGATGCAATTGGGTGGAGTGTGGAAAAAACAGTAAACCTTGATTCATTTTTTGCTTAATGGACTTCCTTAAAGATATTGTAAAAGAGATTGGTGATGACTTTACTAAGTTAGCATCGGATATTGATGAGACTGAAACTTATGTTGACACAGGTTCGTACATTTTTAATGCACTGGTCTCAGGTAGTGTATTTGGTGGTGTATCTGGGAATAAGATTACTGCTATTGCTGGAGAGTCTAGTACTGGAAAAACTTTCTTCAGCCTCGCCGTTGTTAAGAATTTTCTTGATACCAATCCCGATGGTTATTGTCTCTATTTTGATACTGAAGCCGCTATCACTAAATCACTTGTAGAATCCCGTGGAATTGATACTTCTCGTCTTGTTGTTGTTAATGTTGTTACAATTGAGGAGTTTCGTACAAAAGCACTCAAAGCGGTAGATCTTTACTTAAAAAAACCTGAAGGTGAACGCAAACCTTGTATGTTTGTGCTAGACTCTTTAGGTATGCTTTCTACTGAAAAAGAAATCAGCGACGCACTGAACGATAAGCAAGTTCGTGATATGACTAAATCACAACTTGTCAAAGGTGCTTTCCGAATGTTAACCCTTAAGCTAGGACAAGCGAATGTTCCACTCATTGTCACAAATCATACATACGATGTCATCGGAGCTTACGTACCAACGAAAGAAATGGGCGGAGGTTCTGGACTCAAATACGCAGCAAGTACAATCATTTATCTCAGCAAGAAAAAAGAGAAAGATGGAACAGAAGTGGTCGGAAATATTATCAAGGCTAAGACTGCTAAATCGCGTTTAAGTAAGGAGAACAAAGATGTTGAGATCCGTCTGTATTATGATGAGCGCGGTCTTGATCGTTACTACGGTCTTCTGGAACTTGGTGAGATTGGTGGACTCTGGAAGAATGTAGCAGGACGCTATGAGATTGATGGTAAGAAGATTTATGCTAAACAGATTCTCAAAGAACCTGAAGTATATTTCACTGAAGAAGTGATGCAACAATTAGATGAAATCGCACGTAAGGAATTTAGTTATGGAGAAAGTTGAGTTTCTAATTCTTAGAAACCTGTTACATAATGAAGACTATATTAGAAAAGTAATACCATTTATCAAACCTGAATACTTTGAAGATTATAATCAAAAGATTGTATTTGAAGAAATACTTTCTTTTGTCCAAGAGTATAATCAACCAGCAACTAAAGAAGTTCTTTGTATTGAGATTGAAAAGAGATCTGACATCAATGAGCAGTCTTTCAAGGAAATAACTCAAATTATTTCTTGTTTAGATGATGTTCCTGTTGAATCGGGATGGTTAATTGATACTACTGAAAAGTGGTGTCGCGATCGTGCCATTTATCTGGCACTTATGGAGTCTATTCATATTGCTGATGGGAAAGATGAAAAGAAGAATCGTGACAGTATTCCTTCTATTCTCTCTGATGCTCTTGCTGTAAGTTTTGATAATCATGTAGGTCACGATTATCTACAAGATTATGAACAAAGATACGAATCATATCACAAAAAGGAGGATAAAATTGAATTTGATCTCGAATACTTTAACAAAATCACGAAAGGTGGTCTCCCTAACAAAACTCTTAACATCGCTCTTGCTGGTACGGGTGTCGGGAAATCTCTATTCATGTGCCATGTGGCTAGCTCCGTCTTGCTCCAGGGACGGAACGTTCTGTACATTACGCTGGAAATGGCAGAAGAACGCATTGCTGAAAGAATTGATGCAAACCTCTTGAATGTTCCTATTCAAGATATTGTAGACCTTCCCAAGCAAATGTTTGAAAACAAGGTCACTAATCTTGCTAAGAAAACTCAAGGTACTCTGATTATCAAAGAGTATCCAACTGCTTCTGCACACTCTGGACACTTTAAGTCTCTTCTTAATGAACTTGCATTGAAGAAGTCATTTCATCCAGATATTATCTTCATTGATTACTTGAATATCTGTGCATCTTCAAGATACAAAGGAAACAGTAATATCAATTCTTATACCTTTGTAAAGGCAATTGCTGAAGAACTTCGTGGTCTTGCTGTGGAGTTTAATGTTCCAATCGTGAGTGCCACTCAGACCACTCGTTCTGGTTATGGTAGTTCTGATGTTGAACTAACAGATACTTCCGAATCATTTGGTCTTCCTGCAACTGCTGACTTAATGTTTGCATTGATTTCCACCGAAGATTTGGAAGGTCTTGGGCAAATCCTTGTGAAACAACTTAAGAATCGATATAATGATCCAACCATTCATAAGCGTTTCGTGATTGGTATTGATCGTGCAAAAATGCGTCTTTATGACTGCGAACAATCTGCTCAGAATGATATCCTTGACAATGGAAAGGATGAGGAGTATGATTATGAAGAAAAGAAACCAAAGAAAACATTTGAGGGATTTAAGTTTTGAATTATTATTCGGTATTTGACAAGAATGGCAAAAAGATTGCCGATTGTTCAAGTATCCGAGACGCTATTATGTTAGTTGAGTTTGATTTAACAAGAACTTATCGTCAGGTTAAACACATTAATCCTGAGACAATTAATGTCCCCCACGTAAGACTGGATGATGATTTGCAACTTCCAGCACAACAAATTTTACCCCAATCTGAACTAGAACCTTTTATTGTATGACTATTGATCTTAATAAGTATGTTGAGTTTGTTAATATGACAACCTCAAATCCAAGTAAAGACCATACCTCTTTCATCAACAGCCTTATGGAACTACGGGAACAAGAGTTTCCCACTGAACGGATGCTTACTGCTGCTGTAGGAATGTCTGCAGAAGCAGGTGAGTTTACCGAGATTGTAAAGAAGATTGTATTTCAAGGCAAACCAGTAAATCAAGAAAATCTGTTTCACTTGAAGCGTGAACTTGGAGACATCATGTGGTATGTTTCTCAGGCATGTATTGGTCTTGATATTTCTATTGAAGAAGTCATTCAAATGAATTTTGAGAAATTGAATGCTCGTTATCCTGAAGGTGCATTTAGTATTGAACGTTCCGAAAATCGTAAGGAGGGGGATCTGTGAGTAAAGAAAAGCAAGTGACAATTAAAATGGATGCTCGTGCAGCTGCAGCAATTCGTCAAGTTCTATTTGATGCTCAAAAAGGATATACTTATAATGAAGCAAGTGTTCCTCCTCGTGTAGTTGATATTCGTGGAGTCATTGTACAACTTGATGAGAGTATTAGTACTGCTCTTGATGTTTGAATAAATACTTAGAAAAATCTAAGATGTATTTTTCTGAGTGGCGAAGATTGCAAAAAGATTCGGGAATGTTTAACATTTCTGGATCTTTTGTTGCAGAAGGAATATCAAGACAACACTTTGAAAAGATTGTTCATAACTTTCTTCCTTTTGTAAAAAGAGAACTTAATATTAAAGAACTTCCTAAGATTCACTTTATTGATAATCCAAGGTTTGCAAAGAGAATCGCAGCATTTGGTCAGATTAAAGATAATCGTATCGTCATTGATATCCAAGGAAGACAGACAATGGATATCTTGAGAACTGTTGCTCACGAACTCACTCATTATCACCAGCATACAAAAGGTAGAAATGGCACAGGTCATGCTGGATCACCTACAGAAAATGAAGCAAATAAACTTGCAGGAACAATCGTAAGAAAATTTGGTGAAAAACATTCTGGTTTATTTGAACTTCCTTCCGTAAATGAAGCAAAGAAGAGGAAGAGAAGAAATATGATTGATATTGATAGTGAGCATTATCCAATCGAACTATCCTAAACAATAAATAAATCAGAAGATTTAATAAAGTTCTAATGGATACCAAAGATTTAAAGGGATTGATGGAAGCATATTCTGAAGTTTATGCTCTAGAGCAACTTGAAGAAATGGAAGTGAAACTTAAAACTCCCGAAGAGAGAGCAAAGTATATAGAAGATGCTAAAAAAAGAGAAGAAAGAAAAAAGCAACCAAGTATTTTTGATTATGCGAGAAAGAGAAAGGAGGAAGGTAGACCATTAAAGATTAATTTAAGTAGAGCGGTGGCCGCACAAAATAAAAAAGAAGCAGAAAAAAGAGCAGCACTCAAGAAGGAAGAACTTGATATCTTTGATGTAGTCCTTGAGTTCCTCCAAGCAGAAGGATATGCAGAAACTCTGGAAGAAGCAGAGTGGTTAATGGCGAATGTAATTAATGAGGAAGCGATTGGTATTATCCTTGGTGAGGATGCTGGAATAATTAGTGGTTTAGCTGGACTTGCTCTTGGTGCAAAGGGTGCTACATACGCTGCAAAACATACCAAAAGATTGAGAGATTATCCAAAGAATTTTGTTAAAGGTATGGTTGACCCAAGAACTTATGGTTCCAAAAAGAAAAAGGAACAGAATGAAGAATACGTAGATGAAGCACAAGCAGCAAGAGAAAATCCAGAGAAGTATGAAAGAGAGCAGGCAAAGAAATCTGCTCCTGTTCGTGGAGAAAGAACTCCTATGCCTCCAAGAGGTGATAAGCGTAGAGAAGACTTTGAGAAGTGGTATGCTGCTAACGTCCGCTGATAAATAACCACGGAAGGTTGCTCTAACCCACTTGACTTTTGGTTGAGTGGGTTTTATAATGTCTTTATTGGGGATATAGCTCAGTTGGTAGAGCGCCTGCTTTGCACGCAGGAGGTTTCATCGGTTCGAACCCGATTATCTCCACTTCTAAATATTTGAAAGAGTATTTTTATAAATGGCATACGATCCTGGGGACTTCAATCTAACCTCTGGAAATAATCCAACAAATGAAAGTGGTTATTTGACATTTGATGAAGTAACTTCTAGAATAAATGCTAAACTTGATGCTGGTGTTTCTAATGGAGAAATAAGTCCACAATTTTCTCAGTGGGTTAAATTAAATGTGGAGTATTTTGATCCAAGAACTAATGTAAATAAAGCGACTGAAATAAGAAATTCTTGGGATAGAAATATATTATCTGGCGTAAAAAAACTATCTGAGATGTTGGAGATATTTTGCGGACTTGCTTATGTTAAAGCACTAACATCATCTTCATCTGGTCTAAGGTGTTCTTCGGAAGAAAGAAATAGAGTCTATGAAATTCTGGGAACTAGGTCTCCTTCAGTAAATAATTTTAGAGTCTGGTTTCCAGATGCAAAAAATTATCCAATTATTGACTCTCAGGTTGGATATTTTGAAGGCAATAATTTGGTAGCAGTATTTCCCATTTCAACTAAAAATGTTAGTTCTGGTAAACCAAATGTTATAAAATTTTCTGATATTTTTGAAAATGCCAAACAACCTATTGAATGGAAAAAAAATCTTCCCAGAAATTCTTCTTTGAAACAAGGAATTCAAACAGTCGTTGCCGCCCAAGGAGTTAGAAAAGACCAAAGATTGTTGTATCCATTATATGCAGCTAAATCTATTTTTAATTCCAATATAACTACACAATCGGATAAAAATTATTTCATCAATAATATGAGACAATTGGGATTGCCATCAACTATTAATATGCAATCAATAAAAAGTCTTTTAGGGAAATTTTCAAATGGACCTAAAAAAGATGATAAATTGGATTCTTTATTGAGAAATAATCAAAGTGATTTGATAACTGCTAAAAAAATTATTTTAGTACTATTAAGAAATTCTAGAAATTATAAAAATCCTCTTGCAAAAATTTCTGATCAAAATGTAATTTCATTTACAGAAGAAACTTGGAACATTGGAAATCTTGATTATCCCTTTACCTTTGGAAATTTATCTTTATTTTTTGAAACTGCTTTATCTAAAAACTCTGTAGAAAAAGGCGGAAAAACTAATTATAAAAAAATGGTTGATGCAAATTATTTTGGTAGTAATAGAGCTTTAGCTAAAAAATATACAGATTATGTCCCTCTTGGAGCAGCTCAACCAGTATTGGCTAAGGTTAGAATTAATAATTCTTCTGGACTAGTTGCTTTAACATATGATACTACATCAAAATCGAATTCTCAGTATGGATTGAGATCTAAAAATGCTATGAATAGATTGACAGATACATTGGGTATTGCTCCATAATAAATATAAGTATATCAGCACAAAATATGAAAAGTTTTCTCAATTTTCTAACTGAAGCAAAAGAATCGCAAGCAGCAATGCAAGCGAAAAAACTTGGATATTCTGGAGACGGTCACGGAGGATGGCTTGATCGTTCCGGTAAAGTTGTTGCGAGAACAGAAAAAGGAAAACTAAAGTTCATTGATGGTCGTGACGCAAAAGGTGTAGAACAACCAGCAGCAGGAAGACAACCAACCGCTGCTGCTCCAACTGCTCAACCAACTCAAGCAGCACAAGCACCTGCACCACAACCACAGGCAGCACCAGGACAAGCACCTGAAGAGCAACCTGCAGAAGAACTACCACCACTCACTGTTGTTTTTGGTCGCTTCAATCCACCAACAGTGGGGCACGATAAACTTCTCAAGTCAGCGAAGAGAATTTCTGCTGGTGGAGATATTAAGATTTATCCTTCAAGATCTCAAGATCCAAAAAAGAATCCTTTAGATCCTAATACTAAAGTTTCTTATATGAAAAAAATGTTCCCTGAATTTGAGGAGAACATTATTAATGATGAAGAAATGAAAACCATCTTCAATGTTCTTGTTACTGCTAATGAAGAAGGATATACCAATGTCAATATTGTAGTTGGATCTGATCGTCAAGCAGAGTTTGAAAACCTTGCACAAAAGTATAATGGAGAACTATATAACTTTGATTTAATTCGTGTTGTGTCTGCTGGTGTGAGAGATGCAGATGCTGAAGGTGTAGAAGGAATGTCTGCATCTAAAATGAGAAAAGCAGTTATGGATGATGACTTTGATTCTTTCCGTAGAGGAACACCAAAAACATTGAATGATGCTGATACTCAAGCACTCTTTAATGCAGTTCGTCAAGGAATGGGTGTAAAGAAAGCAAAAGTTAAAAAAGAAAGTTATGCACTATGGGAGATTGCTCCAAAGTATGATATGAGAAATCTTCGTGAAAATTATGTAAGAGGAAGAATTTTTAGAATTGGTGATAAAGTACAAAACTTAAACACTGGTTTGATTGGTGAAGTGATGCGTAGAGGAACCAATCATTTAATTTGTGTGACCGAAGAAGGTTATATGTTCAAGTCTTGGATTAAAGATTTGATGGAATATACTGAAGTGAAAATGGATAGTATGTACAGAGCACCAGGAAAACCAAATACACTTCTAGGGACAACTGGGTATCTTAAGTATGCACTCAAACAAACTCCTGGAGCATCTTTAGGGAAAGAAAATCTTCAAGCTGGTGGAACGTCATTCTTAGACAAATTTATAAATAAGTATAAGAAACAAAAAGTACGCGCTTAATTAAGATGTCTACCAATCCTCTGAATGATATTTCCAGAATTTATCTGGAGCAGGTCGCTGCTGTTGAAGAAGGAATGACTATGAAGGACTTCAAACAGCAGAGAAGTCGCCAGAAGCAAAAGGAAAAGAGAGCAGCAGAGAAGACTTCTTCTACTCGTAGAGCAGGTATTCATAATCCAGAAAAATCTCCAGAGAGAGCAGCAAGACATCGTTTTAATGTAGATCCTGATTTTGAGGGTAATGATGAAAGAAATTATCCTGGTGGTAAGTTAAATCCAAAGAAAGTTCGTAAGGCAAAAGCACTTGGAGAACTTGGAGAATCGGCAGTTCCTGGAAAACCAGCAGAAAGACTTGGTGCTGTAACTGCTATTCCAAAAGCAGAAAGAGAGGCTGCTAGAGAAAGAGCACTTGCAAAAGCAAAAGCAATGAGAGAAAAGAATAAAATTAAAGAAGCACTTGATCCTGTAGGTAAAGAAGATAAGGATATCGATAACGACGGTGATCATGATAAGACCGATAAGTATCTTCTAAATCGTAGAAAAGTTCGTGGTGCTGCAATTTCAAAGAAGAGTGTAAAGGAAGGATATTCAAATTGGAGAGAAGATCTTTCTGAAGTTGCAGAATATATCTCTAAAGATAAAGGTAATGAAAAGATTACTGAAAAAACAGTAAAGAATAAAATCAAGATCAATCCTAACATTGGTGAAGCAGTAGAAAATCTTGGTGGAACTCTACTTGAAATGGTAGAAGTTGATGAAGTTGATTATATTGTTGAGAGTGTTTATGATGAACTCCTTGAAGAAGGATATGAAGAAGATGATATCGAAGAAGCACTTGAGTTTGCTCTGACTGAAGCAAAAGTAACTTTTGGACACGATACTCCTACAGGACAAAAGAAAAGAGGTAACTTAGTTGCAGCAGTTGGAAGACTTGCAAGACAAAAACTTTCCAGCAAAGTTCGTGGTGCTAAAAAAGCAGCAAAACAAGCAGTAGCAACTGGAGCAAGAAAAGTTGCTAAAGGTGCATTAGGTGTT